CCAAACGATAGGCTCGGGAACGATTGTTGAGAACCAATTTCAATTTCTTAACATCGATATGGGGTTTACCACCGGATTGCTTTCGCCGAGTCTTTCGTTTGCTTTGTTTACGAACCGTACGTCGTCGCATCTATTACTTGCGGAGAGTCTTGCGAGCATGGCGTTTCTTATGAGTGCGCACACGACGACCGCCTCTTCGTACACCGAGTTCTCTTCGTGTTTGAAGACTCTTAAACTGATTCGGCAAACGAGCAGCATATGCTGCCTGCTGTTCAGGGGTTATTCCAGCTCTGGGAGATACTGTGGCGGAAGATGGTGCTGATGCTGTGGGAGATGGCACATTCGCAACTGCCTTTGATGCGGCCGCCATATTTTGAGAACGCTCTAGGGACGCTTTCATGGCTTTTTGCTGATTTTCAGTCAGTTTATCACCAGCAGGTAGATTACTGGGTATCACCGTTCCAATTACATTGGTTACGCTTTTATGACGCTGACTTGCTAGACCTTCGGCAATCGACTGATTCATTTGATTAGCCAAACGAGTAGAAGCGGCAGCCGCGGCAGAATTGCGAACGGTATTGGCGGCCGCATTCGCGGCTTTGAGAAGTTCTTTGGCTTCCGCAATGGCTTTATCGCGTGTTTCCTCTGCCTCTTGTTTCTTCTTTTCAGCCGCAACCTTCCTGGCATTGGCTTCTGCGGCAGCTTTGGCTTTTGCTTCCGCATCTTCCTTTGCCTTGGTGGCAGCCGCAGTTTTCGCATTGGCATTACCCTTCAATCGCTCAGATGAGGCGGCAGCAACCACGAATGCGGCATCCGCTTCAGCTTTTGCTTTCATGGCGGCAGCGGCGGCTTCCGTAGCAGCAGTGGAATCACGGGTAGCAGCTTCCGCGGCAGCAGAGGTTTCGGCAACAAGCTGTTCAAGTTCAGCCAATTTGGCAACAGCCTCCGCTTTCTTCGCAGTAGAGTTTGCGTTTTTGGCTTTGGCGGCCTCAAGGGCAGCCGTAGCATTCTCGGCAGCTTTGGTTTTCTGCGCCGAGTTGGCGTTTAACCCATTGGCGGCAGCCTTGGCCGCGGCAGCGGCCGCATTGGCGTTGGCTTTCTCAGAGGCGGCCTGAGCAGCGGCAGCATCAGCTGCCTCTTGAAGCTGTTTAAGGTCAGCGACTTGGGTTTCGAGTTGACCCACATTGGCAGTAATATCACTCAACTCTTTCTCCGCAATTTCAATCGCCTTCATTGACTCGTCTACCGCACGAGCATCAGCCTCTGCTTTCTTGGCAGCGTTAGCAGACGCACTCGCATTACGTGGGACGATTTCCATACGACCCTTGATGGCGTTCCAGAATTGCTCCCAGTCTCCGCCGTATGTTTTTCGTGAGCGATTGCTACGCTTTCGACTTTTAAAACGAGACATTTCTATGATAGGGTGAGATTTAATGACCTTATCATTGAATAAAATAAAAGTGCTTACTTGTGAGCAGGGGCATGAGCGCCAGAAGCGTCCGCAAAGTGCGAGACGGAGCCAGCAGCGCCACCACGCTTGCGGGTGTGACGACGAGAGTGCTTGCCCTTGGCCATCGACTTGCGCATCAACTTGAAGGTGCCCTTCTTGGCAATGTAGCCCATCGCACGAAGGTGCTTGATGGCCTTCTTGCCAGCAGCATGCTTCTTGCGGCTAATGATACGTCCGTGGTGCTTCATCAGGTCTTTCTTGGTCAGACCTCCAGCGGTGTGTTTTGCGGTTCCGTGGAAAACTTGGGCTTTTGAGCCAACAGCAGGAATATGAGACATGGTTCTATCTGTCGGAGAGATTATTTATGTAAACGCATCCAGCCTAAACTCGGATGCCGATAAATGGGCAGATCCGAATCGGGAATAAAAATTGAAATGTCACATCCCAGAAAAAAAGATGCAACTCCACCTGAAACCATGACATTGACATATATCAAAAACGAGAATGGACACTTTGTATGCCCTGATTGTCACATTGTGAAAACTCGTCAAAATTCCATGCATTATCATATGAAGAAACACTTAGAAGATTTGAATCATGTCTGTAAAGCATGTAAGAAGGGTTTCCTTCAGAAGCAAACACTGGATCTTCATATTCGTTCGAAACATCCTGAATTGGAGGCAAATCCAGATGAGATTAAGAAGTTTACCTGTCCGTTTGATGGATGCGATTTTCGTGCGTTGACAAAAGGTAACTGTGTGATTCATTGCCTTCGTGTTCATTTTCAAGAAGAGATGAAGCTCCTTATGAAAGTGAATGCGGATACGAAAGACATTTCGTGTACGAAATGTAATACAGAGTTTCAGTCAAGCTGTAGCTTCTATTACCACTGTAAGAACTGCATCGAGACAGAGAAAGATACCAAATTTAAGAAACTACAGGAGATTAGCGCATAGTATATTGTTAACATAATAAATTATCTTTTTTATAACTATAAAAAATAATACAGTTTATTTTTTATAGTTTACATGTTTTAGTAGGATGGCCAAATTGTTCACATTTATTACAGAATTCTTTTGTTTCTATTTCAGGAATGGGTCCACAACACGGGCATCCTACATAATTCATCACACGACACCATTTTCGTAAACATCGTATATGAAACTGGTGTTGACATTCAAGTTGATAACGTCCCCAAACAATATCATTCATTGGTTCTCCTGGAACATGATAGCCCGTTTCGGTCAAATGACACACTTCGCATGTCCAGGTATGGTAATCAGTAATGAATTTGGTATAATGTATACATTTAAAACATTCGTCATCAAGATATTCGTGTGTCATGGTGTATCTTTATAGATATCACATGTAAAAAAAATCAAATTTATTGTTTTCCATCTTCAGGAAAGGTTTCCACATAGCGAACCAAGGAGAATAAATGGTATCCTGCGGCGGCAAAGGCTGCCATTAATAATAACTCATACGCAAAGCGAGGAGTTTCTTTTTTATGGTAGCCAATATACATCAAAAGAGGGGCGACAAGGAAGACATGAATCGCGTTGATCCATGAATAGGTCGAATGTGCTTGAAGACGTAAAAAGAGCTTGAATCCGTGATAAAGAAAAATAATACAACCAATGGTAAGGACGGTAAGATATACCCATTGGGGGATTTCAGAACGCTGAAATCCAATGTATAAAAAGAGAGGAACAACAAACAGCAAATGAAATAACGACAAAATAGCGTGTTTATCCATTTCTATTTAGCGGTTATAAATTTAACCGTTTAACAGGGTCTCGATTCAATTGTGCTAAGAAGAGAGGACTGGGAAGAGACGGTACAGCAACCGCATTTTGATTGGGGAACGAACTTTTAGTAGAGAAGAAAGGTACAGGAATCTTTTCCCGTAGCATCATGTTTAACTCTCGCTGTTTAATAAGTTTGAGTTCTTCGAGCAACTGATGAGTTCGATCATTTTGTGAAGATAAATGTTCACAAGGCGAACGATGATGAGTAGTATCTAATTCTTGCTTCATTTGTTTGATCTCTGAACTAAGTGTTTGAATAAGTTCATTTTGTTGTTGAACAATGCTTTGAAGTGAATCGATTTTTCGATTCAGTTTCGATTCAAGATCTAATGAAAACCAGTCTTCCTCGACGACATTCGCAGTCATACTGATTATAGTTAGAAAAGATGTTTAAATACCAAAGTTAACATTCATTTCATAATTTCTTTTCAGAATAAACATCGAGAACACGCGCAGAAGGGTCAATATATCCTTTCACTTCCACACCATCTGCGGACCACTTGGGTTGCCAATAACCTGGAATGACATCTTGGCGATGAACACCAAACCATCTACAGAATACCTTGCGATAATAGTACGCTTCTTTGGTGGTAGGAGTACAATAAGGATAGGTCACAGAAGCTCCTTCCATTTCTTCATCGGTTACTTTGTCCGCAACCCATTCCTGAATGATTTGAAACCACGATTTTTGTCCAGAAACGCCATCAGAAAAGGCTTCCTTCTTACGCCAAAGAACATCATCAGGAAGAAGACCTGTACCTGAAAACGCTTCACGCAACCACCATTTTTCCATGCCTTTATATGTAGGCATACGTTGATCCGCTGGAATGGACCAATAGGCTTTAATGAATTCAGGATCCAGAAGAGGAACACGACCTTCTAGACCCCAACGAGCAATACAGCGGTCCGCACGTTTAACATCATAATAATGAATGTTCTTCACATATTCTTTGGCTGATAAATCCAATGCCTCGCCACTGGGAGCATACCAGTTGAATAAATAAGAAGAACATACTTCATCAGGTCCTTCACCTACCATTACCACTTTACAATCACTGGAACGGCTAATAAAACGAGAAACGAGATATTGTCCAACTGAAGCGCGAACGGTGGTAGTATCCCATGATTCAATGGTGCGAATGACGTCATCGATCGCACGCAATCCCTCTTCAGGAGTAAAATTAACTTCAGTGTGACTGGAGCCAATGTGTTTGGCGACTTTGCGAGCAAAGACAAGGTCCGTTCCTTCATTCATACCGCAACAGAATGTACGAATGGGTTTACCAAGCATCTTCGCAGAAAGAGCGGCAACAAGACTAGAATCGACACCACCTGAAAGAAGCCATGCAATGGGTTTATCGGCAGCCAAACGACGACGAACCGAATTCATCACGGCATTACGAACGGCCTTCAAATGGTCTGTTTGTGGCATAACATGAATGTTATCCAATATACGACAGGATAATGTATCCGTACGAGTTAAACCGAATTCATTAATGTGATAGATGTTCATGTTTCCAGGTGGAAACTCAATCATGGAATCTTGATAGTGAAGTACGCCTTTCAATTCAGAAGTAAAGACAAGCATATTATCTTTTTGATTAACATATAATGGACGAATACCGATCTCGTCACGACAGGCAATCACTTTCTTCAGATTTTTAAGACGGTCGAATTCAAAGAGAACAAACGCATATTCACCCTTGACATGATGCTTGATACTGCTTTGAAAATCAAATTCACGACCCTGGTATGCTAGTTTCATATAAATCTCAGGAATTACCATACAATCATTTTTAATAGGACGAAGATGATGTTGTTGAATTAACTCTTTAAAGTTGTAGATCTCGCCATTACAAATAAAAATAATGGTGCGTTGGTCATCTTCTAAGATGAAGGGCTGATTGGATTGAAAAGTATCATCCATGATGGCAAGACGATGAAAGCCAATGATGACATTTTGATAGGTTTCAAAGTAGGCATTATCTGGACCACGATGGGAGAGTTGATAATAATCCTTGAACCATTTAACAGGATCAAGTTTTTGATCAGATAAGCCGACAATACCGAAGATGCCACACATACTATTTATTCTATGAATCTGCCGATTTAAGTGCGCTTAGCGCCGTTTGGAACGCAGGCAATGCCAACATGTAATCGGCTTGTTCAATCGCACACTCCATCCAACATTGAAGAACTGCAAAGGATTCACCGCATACAAATAGATTAGGCATAGTAATTGGATCAGGATGAAGAGATCGTTTACTTTCTTCAAATAAATTGTACCGTCCAGGCTTCCAATAGGTACAACCTTCATGCCAATCGTGAATGGTAAAAAAGATCGGATCAGGAATGGACTGATCAGGGAAAAGAGATCGGATCTGTCGCATCACTTCGATTTCCATATGTTTTTGATCTTTTCGCATCCAATATCGAGCATCATTTCCATCGGTATAGGAGATCATGATTGATCGATCACTGACAGGTATAATGTATCGAATGGGTCCATCTACTACTACTTTTTTCATATCTGAAAACCATGATTTCCCCTTTTTCAAAGGGAATACAGCATACATTCGTAGAAGAGGATTCATGACTAATCGATTTAGAACAGGTAAATGAGATACACCTTTGATTCGCTTCATGGGCTCAGAAGGAAGTGCCATAACACATATGGAACCGTGATATAGTTTATGTGAAGTACGAACATGTACTGAACCATCTTTGAGTGTTGATACAGATTTCACTTCTTGGTCGTGTAAAATAGAACCGCCTAGAGCCTGAAACTCATGAACCATTCCATCAATCATGGAAGATAATCCTTCAGGGCATACAACAAACGACCCATTTTTACCCATTTCATAATCAAATACATAAATGGCATGGTCGGCACGTAAGGTATGAATCTCAGAGAAATACGGAAATTGAGAATAAAAATCATGTGTTTGTTTCGAACCAAATACCATTTCAGAAACTTGAGCTAAGGTATGCGTTTGTAGAATATCAGCCGATAATCCACGAAGTGGCTCGATAAAGACATCATGAAGATTCGAAAAGCGATTTGGTTGAATTGTACCAGATGGTTGTATAAAATCACTCTCTTCTGAAATAGGAACAGTGGTTAGACCGTATTGTTTCAATAATCCGAGTACTTTTTTATGGGTAGTCGCAATGCGACCTGCTCCTTTTTCCCATTGAACTTTTCCAATACCAGGAATGGTTTTATGAAAGGTAGTTACACGACCACCATTGTAATTGTATTTTTCGAGAATCACACAATGTAAATGGGAATGATTCTTGAGAAGTTGAATGCCGGTACGTAATCCAGCAATGCCGGCACCGACGATAATTACATCATAGGACATACTATAATATATTTGTATTTAATATACGGGATATTCACCGTACCACCAGGTATAGGGCCAGTCATAGGGCCACCATACCCATGGCCACCAACCCCATCCGCCACCACCTCCTCCATCTCCACTCCAGCTTCTACTGCTATACCCACCAATATGACCGCCACCATGACCACCTCCTCCGTGACCACCTCCTCCGTGACCGCCACCTCCATGACCACCGCCACCACCAACCGCGCCACCTCCACCATGACCACCGCCTGAAAATCCTTCTACGCGCGTGGATACAGTAATCATTACAAGAATGATAAATAGAAAAAACGCATACCAATATCCGTGACGCATGTCTACTTATAAAAAGATAAATATACACGCAGATGACGAATTACACATCGCGTAAACTTGCTTGAATGGCACGCTGAATCTGTTCCTCTTCGGAAAAGGGGTCTTGTGGTAATACTTCTTCTACTTCTTCAACCTCTTCATCTGATTCACTGCTAGATTCATTATCAGAGTCATGAGCTACTTCTTTCTTCTTTCGCGGACGATTCGATTCTTTCTTGAAGGTTTTCGTAAGAACACGATAGTAGTTAATTTTGTCTTTTTCATTATATGTGATATTGATATAAGGAACACTATACGAATGCGTAAGGCTTGCAGTTTGTAGCGCATTGTTAATCATAGTAATCAGTTCTTGAATCTGAATATTAAGTTCAATCAAGTATTCTTCTGCTTTTGGAAAGGGTAAATCGCTAAAGCGCATGATGTTACCGTCACGATAGTGTTGAACGCGATTAATGAGTTCAACTGCTACCATTCGAAACGCACCAAGGATTTCTTGGATTTCCGCATCACGTTTGCGCTTTTTCTCTTGAGTTGCCAAGAGTCGTCCCCATTTCTTTTCATCTAATTCACCAAGAAGGAACTTGATATTTAATTGTGTGAGCGGAGTTTGGTCAATGTGGCTACGATACATGCGTGTTGATACATCTTGGAGTTCCATACAAATACGATGGAACTCGTAAAATGTGGTAGATACTTCGCGTCGGATTCCACGTGGAAATCGTACAAGTTCCCATCCACCAGGATATCCGCCACATGGAACATCTGCTGGATTGCGTGGAACAGCACCACCCGTTCGTTTTATCCACTCGTAGTAATGGGGATTATGAATGGGACCAGAGGTAACAATTTTACCAGTATTCCAAGAGAAGGGTGTCTGACAGCTAATACAGAACATTTGGTCACAGCCAGAGGACTTCTCAATGAATTCACCACACTTAGGGCATGGTTTACAATCTTTCTTGATAAGCTCAGCAGTCTCGATGTCTTCTTTTTTACACTCGTGTTCTACGTCGTGTGTCTGCCCTTTGACTGCGAAGCACTTGGAACAACTGTACCATTCGCATAATCCACACTTCCACGCGGTGCTCAGGAATCCTTGACATCCATCACGTGTACAGCGTCGAACGAACTTCTTTTTCTCTTCTTCTTTCTTTTCTTCCTCTGTTGTATCCGTGTCACCATTTCCATTTGCGGGCCAACGCATGAGATAAAGGAGGTGTTTTTCTTGCCGAATTTGTTCACGTCGTTCTTCCATGCGGTCCTGAAGTTCTTGTAATTTGATAACTTGTTCATTGCGATTGGGAAGATTCTGTAATCGATTCGCATAAACCGCTACATAGAGAGTATTGTATTCATTTTGAAGTTCACTAATTTGTTTAGTACAATCGGAAATCCGTGTTTTGATAATAGCTTCCTGTGCCCAGCGGTCTCGCTGCCGCTTTTCTCGAAGAGCGGCATTTTGAAGGAGAGGTAGATTGGCACGTTCACGATTAATGAGTACTTCTTGACGATGTTTGAAATAGGTTTGATTGAGATAGGTACGAGTACAAATTTCATGGAGAGTAGCGTCGTTGTAATTAACACGACAATGAAGACAATGCGCATCTTCATGACGAGTTAATAGATATTGTTCAACACATTTAGAACAAGCACTCGCATGACAGAACTTACAGGTAGTTTTTTTACGAATAATGGCAGTAAATCGGTCTGAACAGATAGAACACAGTTCAGGTTCAACAACTTGATTCTTGAGTTTCTTGGATTCTGATTCAGCTGCCATGATGGTGTATCTATTTGGCGAAATCATGGTTACATCAATTTTTATGAAGAATCAATCGGTTTTCCTTTTTTGGTAGTAGCTGGTTTGGAACGATGATCCGATTCAGTATAATTGGACAGGGGCATTTTAGGATGAAGATAGGCGTGAAACGCAGCCATTACTGCGCTGATGTCACGATCTTTTTCCGTATCAGGAACGGCTCCTGCGAGTAAATCAAATGCAGTTAAGTAACCTTGGAGAGTACACAGAATGGAAAGAAGTTCGAATTCAGCCATTTGTGGGTGATAACTGATTACATTGATTTCATCTGGTAATGGTTTTTCACCGTTCCAGGTAAGATCAATGAGTTTGTTGCGAACGAATTTCATAAGAGAGAAAAGAAATCAGACTTTAGATGAGTCAATAAAAATTGAAAAGTAGTTCATGATCATAAAAGCTACTCGGTCATGCAAACACGTTCCAAGACAGATAGATTAAAAATGGAGGAGGCAGCACGAATCCTTATATCGCTTTCTCAACAGCCTCCAAGAGAAACAAAATCACTCGCGCGTGTTCCGCGCACATTATCGTATGAGAATGAATCATTTCAGCGCGCGATGAAAATCGCACCTCGTACCAAATCAGGTGATACGATTTTGATGAATTTCTATATTGAACAAGACTTATATACGACTGTAAAATACATGAAAAACGATGAGGGTGCCTTTAAAACCTATACCATTCGTGATCATTATGACAATATCAAGATTCCTTGGACGTATCAAGTTACGGACTTCCCATTCTATAAAGAGGACCATCCCATTCCATTTGCTCATTAAAAAAATTGAAATCAATTATTTTTTATCAGAAAGGCACACAATCATGGACTATAAAGATACGATTATCCAAGCACTCGATGTTCTGCGAAAGCGTGACCTGGCGGATAAACAGCCATTCAAAGCACGCGCCTATCAAACCGTGATTAACCAATTAAAACAACGCCAAGAACCAGTCACATCATTTGAAGATGTACAATCCATGAAAGGGCTTGGAACGCAAATCGAGAAGAAAATCAAAGAAATTTTGGAGACGGGACAACTTCGTTCCGCAGAGAAAGCAAAAGAGCTGTATCCGATTGAGGCGTTAACCGCATTTCAGAACATTTATGGAGTAGGTCCTGCGAAAGCCACGGAACTTACGAATCAGGGCTTTCGAACCATCCAAGAACTGCGTACGCATATTAAAACCAATCCCAAACTTCTCAATGATAAACAAACAGTGGGTCTGAAATATTATGAAGAGTTGTTACAACGAATTCCTCGAGAGGAGATGCTCGAACATCAAGATGTTCTTCTTCATTATCTAAAACCATTTACTGCTGAAATCGTAGGCAGTTTTCGTCGTGGCCTCGCATCTTCTGGAGACATTGACGTCCTTATTCGTGTTCCAAAAGGAATGGATTCAAAGGAGGTAAAAAAGCATTTGGCACAAATTGTAGAAAATCTCAAGAAAGCAAATTATATTGAAGAGGTTCTGGCGATTGGAGAACACAAGTGTATGGCAATTTGTCGACGGGATGAAACGTCGGTGGCGAGACGTCTTGATTTACTGATGACACCTGAAGACGAATATGCATATTCGGTTCTTTACTTTACGGGTTCCGACCGTTTCAATGTGGCGTTTCGTCAATATGCATTGGAAAAAGGGTATACATTGAATGAACATACATTAACACCGACGAAGGTGGAATCAAAACCAGTACCTCCAATGAAAGCAGAAGAGGATATCTTTCGATTTCTTGGATTACGTTATATTGCTCCCACAGAGCGCGTGGATGCAAAACAAATTATTCGCCGAGGCCCGAAAATTGCTCCGAAATAAAAAAATAGACTTAGGTAATGAGCTATGTTGTATTTGATTTAGACCAAACCTTAGCGGATATCAGTGTTGTGTTTTATTTTTTAATGTCTTTGACGATAAAAGCAGTTATAAAAGAAAAACAACCCTATATGTTGCCATATTTTTCAGAAGAACTTCAGGAGCGATTGATGCTCGCATATTATCGATTTGTAGAAAGAATCGCAGTAGAAGAGAAATCCGAACATCCTCTTGGAATTCTTCGTCCTGGAATTCTAGGCATTATGCGAAAGATTAAAAAGATGTATAAAATCATAAAAAGTGTTACCATTTATAGTAATAATCAATATCTTCCCAGTTTGATATTCATTCAAGATTTAATCCATTGTTCGATTGGAGAACCAATCATTCAAACCTGTATTCATTGGAATCATCCATGTAGAGCATTTGATCATTATACGTCCCCTAGAATTACAAAAACATGGGATACATTAAAGCATATATTAGTTGAACAAGGAGCGCCAGCGGATTTGAAACCAGAACAGGTATTCTTTTTTGATGATCAAGAACATCCGACACTTCATGAATCTCTCCAGAATCACTATTATAAAGTTCCTGAATATCAATCGCCTGATTCATTTGATCGGATCGCATTGATTTATGCGGATTGTCTAGAGGAAGCAAAAGTGAATATTTATGACTTATATGGATATTTAACGGATGTGTTGGAAGAAGAAATGATTTATCAAGATGTATCTAAATTTACGATGACGGATTTAATTGATCTTTTACGAAAAATGACAAGAATCACTCCTTGGTTAAATATTGGAAATGGAATCCGTGTAATGAAATCCGCATTACAAGATATTAAGATTCATCATCAAGTGATTCATCATCATAAGATATATACACGAAAAAATCGTCGTCATACAATAAAGAAATAAGTAATAGATGAGACGTCTTGTGATACTCGTTCTATTTTTATTATTATTGATTTTCATACGTTCTTCCAACTATAAGGAACAGTTTATGGATGTACCATGTTCGGATTATAAAACATGTGTATCATGTGCGAATAAATCAAAATGTTCATGGTGTCCTTCCGATAATACATGTGTAGAGGTGAAAGACAATACGGTATGTGATAACCAAGTAAAAGATACAGCATTGTGTAAAGCAGATAATGGAGAATCGGCAACACCAGGTGAAACGGTTACCAATACGGACATGGAAGGAAATCCATTATATCAGGATCAAATGCCTGAAAAAACAGAACCTCCAATGGTATATTTAAACAAGAATGTATCGTATTCTCCTGAGACTGTGATGGCGAATATGAGCAGTATTCGAAATGAAGTACAAAATCTGAAACAAGCAATTGCGAAGTAATGAATGTCACATGGATTAATAATCCATAGGAGATACATAGTATATTAATGTTGATTTAACTGGGCGGGGCAGAGGCGGGCGGATCAGCTGGAGCCGATGGAGCTGAAGCCGATGGGTCAACAGGAGCCGATGGAGCTGAAGCCGATGGGTCAACAGGAGCCGATGGAGCTGAAGCCGATGGGTCAACAGGAGCCGATGGAGCTGATGGAACTGATGGAACTGGTGGAACTGGTGCGGAAGCCGATGGATCAACAGAAGCCGGTGCAGCATAAACTAACTCATCAGTTGAGTTAGGATAGATCGTCTTTAGTTGATCATAAAGAATACTATAAATATTATTATTCAATTGATCGACAGTAAGGATTGTATTAACAGATTTTAGATCAATAAATGACTTTCCTTGAACACGGCATGATTGATCCCAAAAAATACGATAATTTGCACGAACATTATAAGTAGGAGTACCATTTTGTGGCAAAGTTACTTGATTTGGCATAGGAGTCATTGATCCATTATTTTGGACAACATAGATTGTTTCTGTCGCAAAAGAAATATAGGTGCCTGACTTCTGAACGCCATTGGAGCAAACGTATACGTCGTTGTTAATGATACCCATTCTATTTATAGATAATACAAATTATTTAAGCTGATTATAAAATAATAATAAAATTGAAATTAAAACATCTACGTAAAAAATTACGTAATCCTGCCGTATCCATGTCTCGCACACAAATGATCAATACCATTTCAGAAATCCTGTTGCCGAATGGTCATATTGTACATAAGCTTGACTTTCTCGGAACTGTATGTATCTATGGGCATCATTATTTCAATGTATGGAGACGATACAATAATGTCCATGAGATTGTAATTGAGGACTTTTCAGGAGATTTTCATTTCAGTAAAAATTTCACCATCCGTCAAACCATTCAAAACATTCTATGTCTATCAAATGAACAAATGAAGGGGTTGTATACCATTTATGGAATTTCATATAAACATCGTGCGGATATCATTGAGGAGGTTACGTCGATGCGCTGGACAGATATTCAACGTCGTTGGTATGCGGTTGATATCAATCTAGGTGGTATTCTCCAAGACTTTCATAACATATCGCCATTCCAAGATCACGAAGTGGTCATGCCTCCATTAGAAGATGATTCTACGCAAGTACAATTATTGCAAATAAAATCAGAGCAAGAAGAACAGCCCCTAAAATCAGAGCAACGGTTCCATTCGACAAAGAGGAATCTTTCGGAGCGGTTTGCGGAAGTAGAGAATCGGGCATCGAATCTTCTATCTGAAGAGAATGTTACTATTCTTCGAAATGGCACAATCATTCCAAAGATTAATATGAATAAAGAAATACAGCGTTCTACTCAAGTGTACTGTAATACATGTGTTGTAGGTACTCCTACCTGCGACAAGTGTGTGGATCGAGAAAGTGAATATGCTCAAAAAGGGTATGTATCCAATCCTCCTTCTCGATAAATTATTTGCGTACAATACAATACAACATGGTAGGATTGATCAAATTAAACTCTAAATCAAAGAAGTCTGCTTCGCGCCATTTACTCGGATATTCAAGTGACTTCTCTTCAAATAAGGTACTATAATCAAAAATCGATAATCCTGAAAAGTAGCACGCAGAACGAAATTGACATTCAGCATTAAACCAGTAATCATCGGCAGCAGGCGTGCGAGGAAGGCCATAGGATGTTCCTAGGGATGGAATCATAAAAAACAAAGAACGACGAACAATATAGAGGTTATTTTTTCTTATAGTAAGAATGTATCGACCCTGTTTCAGATATTGATTAATAACTGCGGGTTGATCCATCGATCCGATCGGTGGTCGATCCGCATCATTTAATACATAATCGGCAAAGATCCGAGGAAGATTGGGAATGGTGGTATCCGAAGTGATCGTGGACATAAAATATTGAAGGAGACTTCGATCGGTTACATCGATCTTGGATCGGATCATTTCTGTTCGGATTCGTTCAACACGAGACGCCACTTCTTGATCGGTCCAGGAAAGCCAATGAAAATCAACCGGTTTCGCATAGATCGAATCGGTTCGTCCTCGAACTAAATAATCATATTGAAATCCATTACGTTGTTCATATAAGCAAACTTTCATATGAGCCAATTGTAATTGAAAATATTCGATCATGGATCCACTATTTCGTAGATAATTCTTCCAACCATTATCCAGTTGAAGATGTTCAAGCAATCGATCACGATGGGCAACCCATTCAGGATGTTTGGCTAAAGAAAACCATTCGATCGATCGCAAATGAGTCCCCATTTGGGAATGAAACCATTGATTCCATTCATCTTCGGATTGTTGAGTATCGTTTTGAACACAGGCAAAGACGTCCACACCTTCACGAAGAACATTCTGTTTAAAGTACCGAATGGTCTTTTTGATCGTGCGAAGAGCGCCAGTAAAGATCACAACAGTACGCATGCTACTCACCCATTCTCATTCGGATTTAGGTCGGATCAGAGAACGCCAAATGGAAACACGAGTTTTGGCATCAAGCGCGAGAAGCGTACAGAGTTCCAAACTAAATCGAAGAAATCGTGGCCACTCTAATGTTCCAATTGTGCTTTCCCATGTAGAAATCTCACGATCATATAAGGGTCTGGTTGAAGCACTGTCCCATTCTTTCATAGAATCCATAACCCAACGACAGAGTTGAACCAAATAGGCAGGATCAAGTGTTTGTCGTTCCAAATTGGCCTGTATAAATTCTACATCGAATTTGTCATGAAGATCAGGGTGAAAGCGAGAGGGGATGATTTCTTTGACAAGATCCTTTAATTCAAGAAGCTGACAAATCACGGTGGTATATTTTTCTTCACGAATATCTTGTTCGATCATATCCCAAAATACGCGTTTCATCATGTTTTCTACAAGAGAATGGCGAACACGTTCAACTTCAGCGACACGCGCATCCAACTCTCCCAAGAATCCCATGCGCTGTGCGGCGTCACGAATCTTAATAATCAATCCATTGTAGTTATCTTTCCATTCGGCAATCGTATTTTCTTCACGTGTTTCTTCAATCGTTTGTTTCAAGTGAAGAACTTCAAGATAATAGCCGATAACTTCGTTGACAAAGGAGGTATGGTCTTGTTTTTTCCATTCATCAAAGATAATGAGAAAATGTCGTGCGGATGTGTGACGTGTCTCTTCTTGTCGAAGTGTTTCTAAGATAAAATTACGTGCAGCGGTCCATATTTGATCAGTAATATTAGTTTCAATGCGGAATTTGTAAATAAGTAAGGAGAACCAGAGACATCGACTTTCGATTAAAGTATAACCATCCATCGCCGTACGACGGAGAGGAATGAGATACTGTTTGGCATGTTCCATTACATTGTATGTTTTATCAGTAAGAAAATGAGTAAAATGTTGCCGGATTTCAGTGGAGTTCATTTCTTATCATTGACAAAAAAAATCATAAATTTGATCCTGAATTACCTGTTAGCAATAGATAAAACATGCTAACTCATATTCATTTACTCACGATCTTATTTTCAATATTTATCATATTTAATTTTCGTACCGATACAAATGATTATCCTGAAGTATATCAACCTGAATCCAAGTTAATTCTAACAGAACGTCATGCGGATTATGCGAAATGCGTGTCTCTATGTGATAGTGGAGTGTATCATCATCATCACTTGAAACAAACGCATATTGGGAAATGTACTTCATAAAAAAATTGAAACCTCAACCACAAATGATAAAAGTCAACCATGTCTCGCTTACATCATACCGACCCAGACAATACAATTGCAGCGATTGTCATTATCGCATTCATTGTGATGATTATCTCTTATGGAATCATACTGGACCATGTAGACCCTCGCCCTCCAAGACTGGATGTAACACAATACACCGAATGCCTAAGAATGGCACAACAGATGTGTAGTATTACACCAAATCACTTTATTCAAGGAATGTTCTCAAATAGTACTCGTTTATAAAAAATAGTGTGTATTTATTTTTATTGAAAAATTGAACAAACGATATCATGCTTTCAAAAGCAAGCATGAAGGACCCTTCACGATGTTCAAGAGTCGATATTGTCATTATGAGCATTATGATTCTCATTTTGGGAGTCTGTATCTTCTTTACAATCTATAATGTTCACACACATCATCAACTATATGCAAAGAATACAACATATGTGAGTGATTCAACCCCTTCTATGCCGATGACGTCTCCTATTATTACAACGTTGAAGAAAGCACAAGTCGTATCATCTAGTAATGCTAAAGTCACACAAGAAAAACCGATTCAATTTACACCGATTGTGATTACATCTAGAAGACAACATGTAAAAAAGTTTGTACAAAAGAAAATACCGACACGCAAGACATTCGGTTCTAAGACCTTTCACTTGAAGAAATTTCATTCTAACGATATGTTCAAGCTTACACCCATTCGTTCAAAGAAGAACCCCTCAATTGAACTGTATCGTGTCACATTTCCAAGAAAAATCGAACGGATACCTGAAGGCACGCTCTTTCGTTTAGATGATGTTAAAGATTATCGGCATGATAAGAAGTAATGGAGAAAACACTTGATACGCTAGTAAGAACTATACATTGTCGAAAAACACTAGCGAAGTTTATTAAACCTTATCTTGATAAAAGTACAAATATGTATTTTCGTTTATTTTTTAACTATCTTAAAAATGAGGATACGTATTCTACACTGTTTGCGCTTCTTGTAAAACGGATCGCACGGGAATGTGAGAGTGATGAATTAGTTAAATTAGCCATTACCACCATGATAAAGAAATACATGTAAACATAAAATTGATGAATGACATGATGATTACAGTAATCAGTCATGTCATTCGAAGAACTCATCCAACGTGTTAACTATGAAAGTGATTTTGAAAAGATGGAACAAATCCTGAATGGAATTGTCCATTCACGAGCCGATCCATATTATTTAGCATTGTTTCTGACACCCTTTCTCTATCATGTAAATAATCAAAATCTAAATATGTTCCATGCTTCATTACAAAATCCAGAGACCTACTGTTATACATTTCCAGCAATGATCCATAATATTGTGGTGGATAGTCAAACCAATGATCGTTTGTTTCAAGTGATTCTTGCCATTATTAAAAAATACTCATAAACTCTTATTTCGTAACTTATTTTTACATCTGAATCTGACATGGTGGAATAAATTTAGAAATACCCTTAACCCATTTTACAATACCTTTTTTGATCACTGCCGAATCTCGTAGAACAGCCATGATATTGGATCGGATCGTATCACTGGACAGTTTGTGTTGAGATTTCAAGAGTTCCACCAATTCACGTACTTCGATCTCTCCGCCAGCCACACAACAACGCATGATCGATCCCACCCAGATCCGTTCTTTTTCATCTCCTGATTCACGAAAGATCCCTTCAGGAATGGTAACAGGAGCAGAGATCTCGGATACATTGCGTACTTTTTTCAAGATCCGATCGATCCGATCTTCACATTCATCGATCAGATCGGTAGTCCATCGACCGATCTCATCTAAATGGGCACGATGGCGTTTCCAGTCAGTACGACGTTTGGCCAATTCCTCCACGGATCGTTCTAATTCACGGATCACTTCTACACGATCGAACCCATTATTTTCTTCACGATGATATTCCCACCAGATACGAAACAATCCTAACAACATGGAAAATACTTTGTGTTCGTCTTCGCCACAAAACTCTTCAAAACGATTGATATAAATCATCATTTTATCTCCGTCGAACTCGCAGATCAATGGACCACCTGAGTTTTTTCCGTGAATGTCGGTTACACGACTGATCATGACACCAATATTAGCCTGCGCATTTTCTTTCAAGTCACGCAAGAACTTATCGACTTCCGCTTTGGGAACCAGAGAGGTATAGTTTTTGAGTTCCCACATCACAACGCGTCCTTCGAGATCCATCGCAAAATCCATTTCATGTCCTGCTCCTAGACCGGTTGAACGAAGTCCAAATCCACCGCCGAGTCCATAGTATCGTCGAAGTTTCTCACCGAATTGTTCTTCGTAATCATTGCCTTTGGTTTTGACGTTTGCAGCACGTTTTCCCATATTAGACGAGAGTTTGGCAATTTCTTCACTTTGTCTTGCGATACTCTCTTGTAATCGCTGATAGGCAACTTCCATTTTGACGAGCTGTTCTTCTTTAGAGGCAACAACGCGTCCCATCAACTCTTCTGTTCGTTGGACCGCATCTTGAATATCGTTGGAGCGCGATTCTTCAAGAACACGTTTACGAGCTTCAAGTGCTTCGTAACGTGCGGTAAGAACATCATATTCTTTGCGAAGGAGTCGAATACTTTCTTCAGACTCTTTGGAGCAGGCATCGCGTTCTGCGCGGGTAGCACCTTTGATTCGTTCAAGCATATCAGCGGACGCTTTTTCTTTTTCGGCAACGATGTGTTCGAGTTCTTCGGTTAGTTTGGAGAGACGTTCTTGGTAACTGGAAGAAATACGTTGAATCTCCTCTTCTTTTTCTTCGGTTAACTTGCGTAAATCATCATTGGCGCGACGTGTTTTAACGGATGCTTGAACCGTGGCACCGATTAAAAGCGCTTCTTCAATTTCTTCAATGGTCCCTTTGGTATACACGACAGGAACTTCGAATTCCTGACGTACATTCAATTGTATGGGTTTAGCATGACGTTGCCGAGTCATCATATTATAATATGTTATGTAATAACGGTTTAGGCTTTTGCGTTTTGAAATTCGGCACGGAGAACATTCTGAATATCAACTAAGAAATCATTGGAAAGAGTGGGAGAAGACATCGCAGGAGCTCCCGCTGGGCCTTGTGGACCCATGGGACCCATCAGTCCAGGAGCGCCGTCTACACCCGCAGGCCCAGCAGGTCCAGGAGCGCCATCTACACCATCCTTACCATTGGTTCCAGGGGCACCGTTGGCACCAGCAGGCCCAACAGGACCAGGAATACCTTGTGCTCCCGCGGGTCCCGCAGGGCCAGGAGGTCCAGGTAATTTACAACAGGTATATTCATAATGATATTGTGTACCTGCTCCATTTCGCACTAGATGGATTTGATTAATAGCTTCATCGGCATTACAAGACAATTCGTGGCGATCAAGATAAACCGCATTGCCACCTCCATCTAAATCCATCTGGGTAGTAACGGCACGACAATTTGTTCCTCGACATCCTTTTACATGATTATCATCCATGAGAGTAGCCCATAAATGCATATCATTTTTCATACCACCAAAGGTTGCTGCTCCTGTATTACTGTTCCACCATCCATTATAGGTTGGACCGGGCGCAACCGTACCATTTGGACTACATCCCGCATTTAACCAAGATTGTTGAACGCATGCGGCAGAAATCTGATTGGCAAAACTGGAATCTGCCAATCCAGCGCACGGATCATTTGTAAATCCGTCAATTTGACGATAAGTGATTATGATCACTACAATCAACAATAATAGTAAATAATACCACTTCATCCTATTATATCTATGATTAAAAATCATTATGGATATGATCTTGTAGAACATGAGTATTCATAAGAAGAACATTTAAATCGTGAATTCGATTACGGTCTTCATATTCAGCTTTAATATGCTCGATGGTCTTAATAAGGTCGGATACACTCTTTTTGTATTCGGTCACTTTACTTTTCATTCCTTTGGCTTGGGCGAGAACCATCCAGCCTAATTTCTCAAACATGGCAGTATACCATTTGTGAACACCGTGATAGGTAGCAGCATAACGTGGGAGCTTTTTACGAGTCTGAGTCATTATACTATAACATTCGTTTTTATAAACGCTAAACAATTTTGTGAGCGCTACGTAAAAGCACATGGACGAAATTAATAAATTCCGACAAGCGTTTTTTGATAAAGTGATTGCGGATGAAGTACAAAAACAGCAAGAAGAGAAACTATTAAAGTCAAAGTGTTTTCATTTATACAACATCATAGAGGATACATATGAAAATCGAAACATCACCTATCAATATCGAACTTGTTCCAAATGTGGTCACTCGACAATTAAACGCAGAGAAGCATGGGAGGGATCGAAACGGTGCGTGATTCAGTGAACCATGCGTAAAGATTAAGAATGAATTTTAGTATCCGGTAAGTATAATGTTTGAGTGGTTCATTGATCTATTTACAACGATCATTACATGGGTTCTTTCGCTGTTTGGCATTGACTATGGTAAAATTGGATCAGTAGAGGGTGAGAAGCAAGTAGAGGTAGTACCAACCGTGGATCCAGTTGTTCCATTAGAGGCCAATTTGCCGTAAAACATCGTGCGTAATATATATTTTGTACATCATACAAAATATATATTGATTTTTTCATAAAATATTCTTATTTTTTTGGGAGCTTTTTCTTAAAAAGCTCAAAGAATCATGGGCTTCTCGTGACCGACACGTAGACGAGTGTTCAACATGATGTCATAGCCGGCATCCTCAATGTTCTTACAGAATGCGACATCTTCTGAGCACATATCTACCATTTCTACACCATC